GATCTGCCCCTGCTCAATAGTCCATAAATTAATGCCACGGTTTGCCCACTCAATAGTCATCATATTGACGCTACGGCGAGCAGTTCTAAATTCGTAACCTGTACGTACTTGCGTACCACAACGCTCAAAGGCTTCCTCAATGAGGTCGCCCATATCTAGATTAAATGTAGTTAATCCAGAAGTACTCATTTTTTCATGCCTTTAAGGGTCTCAGCGAGACGTGCTCTTTGACCCAATTTGCCTGGTTTTTTGGCTGCTGCCGCTAGTTTTTTTGCTGGGATCTTTTTTCCTTGCGGTACTCCCAGATCCTTGTGCAGTGCTCCTGGTTTTTTGATTGCTTTTTGGATCCAATTTTTCGTTGCCATGATTAACCTTTCTTGGCTGTTTTGGCTGACTTGATAAAGTCGGCTTTGGAGGGGGCTCCTTTGGCTCCTGGTTTCCGCATTTTTTCACCAGAGCCAGCAGCGATACGAGCACGTTTTTTATGAATATTTTCATACAATCCAACCTTTCCACCTCCCGCATATTGCGTGAAGTCAGTGTTGTCCCTACGGGCTTTCTTTTTTGCCCCAGGCATTTTAGATGGGGCTATATCGCCCATACCTCGACTTGGTCTCATGCGCGTGTCTTTCCACGAATAGCGATACCATCCGCACGTTTAGAAGCAGAAGATACCTTACCGCCTTTTTTCATAGGGGTTGATTGGGCTTCTGTTTGTGCTTGCTCTTTAGTTTTTTTACCGGCAGCTACTTCGGCTTCTAAAGCTTTGATTCTGTCATCTTGAGCTTTACCAGTGTCACCAGTAACATTGTCTACAAACTTATTAACTGCATTAGATACCCCAGGAATAACAGAGGCGCCGCCTATTGTTTTAGCTACGTTACCAAGATGTTTAATGTAACTCATACTGTTCTTCCTTTAGTCTTGCCTCTAATTGCAATACCGTCTGCACGAGATGAGGCGCTTACTTTGCCACCAGCTCTACCGTTACGATTTAAGTCACGATTACCTAGCTTACCGCCTATACCAGTACCACCTCCACCACCGCTAGGTTTAGGTAGTCTGCCCATATCTTGCAGTCTTTCAGTATAAGTACGGGGACGTTCAGCTTCTACTTTTGCCTTTTGATCCTCTGCCATCTTGCTTATGTCAGCCTTAGCCCGTTCGGTTTTAGCTCTTTCTAGAGCTTCGTCAAACTTTCCAGGACCACGTTTTTCGTTGGGACTGTACTTCTCGGTCCCATCGCCGCCAGTCTTTTTAGAAGGGTCTACAGGCTCAATAGGCATTACATCTTTCCGCCACTGCACATAGCAATCATTGTGCCTTTGGTTTTACCTTTGGTAGCACAGCCGTCAGCACGAGCTGAAGCAGTACCGCCTTTAGCCATTTTATGCATACTTTTTTCATGACTTTTAACAGCTTTATCAGCTACTTTTTTCATCATGGGCATATCTTGTTTCATGTCATCGTGTTTCATTTCTTCTCACCTTTGAATAAGTTGGTCAATTTTGCTTTCAAGTTTGTTAAACCTTGCATCAATGTGCTCCATAATGCGGTCAACTTCTGCTTTAGTAACGTTATCACGAGCTACCTCTTCTCTTGTTTTGTTTAAAAGAATACCAATACGACCAAGCTCATTGAACTTTTCGTGCATGATATAACCAATTAATGCCATAAATATGGTTAGCCCACCAGTCCAGAGTTCCATCATATTTAGCATTTCCACCTCGCTAGTGAGGCAGCCTTTCTAGTTGGGCGACCTTTTTCATCTTTCATTGGTCCAGGCATTCCAGACATCCGTGCGCAAAACGACTTCTTACGGGCACCGCCTTCAGGCTGTGGAGCCTTTAAATTAGAGCCTGTAGCAGCGTTGTATTTGGCACGACCTTTAGCAGTTAGCCCAGCGCCTTTCGATACTGGGAGCTTTTCGCCACGTCCAACGGCTAGGGAAGGATTCTTTTTAGTAGCCATTATTAACCCACCGCCAAAGCAATAAAGTTTGCATTAGTAATCGTAAACGGCTGGCTAGTATCAGGAGAAGCAACTTGGACAATTACATCAGAAGTTGATGCAACAGAAATTATTGCAGAAAAACCAACTTGATGAGCATTTGTTGTATTTGTATGGTTCTGCCCTGTTGCATTAACAAACGCAGTGCCGGCTGTTGAATTAAAACAGCGGAACATAAAGTCGTGATTATTTGAAGCGGTAAATGACGCATTAAAAGTAATGGAATATACGCCAGCCGCAAGGGTCATTTTGTTAGAAGCGACTACAGGAGTCACACCTCCAGCTGCAACACCGTCTGTAGTAAATGCAGTGACCTGAGTGTAAGTATTTGCTGTTCCGCTAGTGGTCTGTACGGTTGAGCCTCCTGCTACATAAATACTACCGTAACCACGAGTAAAAGTACTTACACTACTTAAAGTAGCCTGTACGTTTGCACCGCCTTGCACCATTGGTACAAGTTCAGCACCCGTTAAGGTTGCCGCTGACGGCATTGCTGAGATTTTTGTATCTGCCATCTTTAAGCCTCCAATTGGATTTTACTGCTGTTTTCCTGCAGTACATATCCAGAATTTTCCATCAATATAAAATACGCCGTGGGCACACCGTTCCCACCAATAATTACTTCTCCATTACCAACAGAATCACCATACCCGTTGTTGGCATTTGCTACTACCCCAAGAGCTGTCCCGGGGTAAGTATTAGCAAAATTTGCTACGCTAGATGTGCCAACGGTAAACGTCACATTAGGCCCCTACTAAACCAGCTTGAATTACAGTTAGTCTTGCAGTACCAGTACTACCAGCAGAATTTGTTATACGAATCGCCGCAACGGGAAACGCATAATTACCATCCGCACCGGCTGTTCCGGTTAAGGTAGGGTGGTTAAACCATGTTGGGGTAATGCTGGAATCAAGTACATTATCAAATGTATGTTGCACCGTAAAAGTTACAGAACCAGTAACAACAACACCCATACCCACGTTAAATGGGCTAATGTAGGTGTCCATAACCAATACGTTACTTGAGGTTGCTCCAGTAGCCCTAGCAATTTGCTGCTTCATAATTAATCTCCTTAAATTTTAAAGTGGGCTAGGGAAAACCCTAACCCGTTAGATTAATTACGACTGGCTTGGGTTGTTAGTACCGTCAGAAGCTAAAACTACGTAGGTAATAACGATAGTTGCAGCGCCAGTAGTTAAGCTTGTGCCAGCCAATGTGTAAGTAACGATAGCGTCGGTAGAGCCTACATTTAACCAGCCACCAGGGGTAGTTGCGTTAGCGCCTAAAGTTGTACTACCTACGCTAGTAATTGTGCCGTTAGTAGTGAAATCAGTACCACCAATGCTAAGTTTGCAGGTAGTTGCAGCACTAAATACGGTTGTGGTAACTACAGTGACACCAGTTACTAAAGAGCCAGCTGGAAGTACAAACGCTGTACCAGTCAGTGTGCCAAATACAACAGGGGCTTCTTGAGCAACAACAGTTGCGCCCATATTGCGGATAGTACCAGCAGTAGTGCCGGTGGTGTTTTTAACGGTGCCGAGTAGCCAAGGGCCTAGGTGAGTTGCGAATCCCATAATATTCTCCATACAGAGTTAAAGCCTATTAGTCTTGTATGCGTCTGCCGGGGCAGTCTAATAAGCCGGTTTTTCCCGGTTTTAAACATCTTACATCAAATAATAATAAATGCAAACAAAAAAGGGGACCGAAGTCCCCTTTTCTTTAGGCTCCTGGGGAACCGTACATTCCGAGTGGATCAGACCAGCCGAATGAATAACGCTCACGAGACTTGTAACGTACGTTACCAGTATCAAAGTCGCCGTCCATAGAGTTCTGGAGTGGAACACGAACGAAATGCTTCATGCCGTTTGGAACATCGGTAGTTAAATACCAGCCGTTTGTGTCGGTCAAGAAGTGGTTAATTGTGTAACCTTCAGGAATTGAACCGTTGTTCTTGATAGCGTTGATATCGTTATCAGTTGTACCAACACGCAATTCTGTCTCGAGCAAACGAGTAGCAACGAACTGCAATGCAGGTGGAACGATCAATTTCTTAGGTTTAGCAGCAATCAACAGATCACGTTCATCAGTCCAAGCAGCGATTTGAATAACTGCGTTTTCCAACGAAGTCTCATTCAAGTCAGCAGCGGTAGATGGAGTGTTGCTGTTTGTGCCACCAGAAACCAAGTTGTGGCTTGTGGAGAACAAAGGAGCACCATCGCCACCAACATAAGTCTGGTTGAAACCGTTATTGATAACGGCAGCAGCTTTAACTTGTTTGGTGTACGCCATAGCACGAGCCAAAGCCTTGGTATAACGAGCCGAGAGGCTGTCATACAAGTTGTCCTCGATTGCCTCTTCCGTTAGGGAGAAGCCGAGAGCAATGGTCTCATGGTTGTATCGAGCAGTCCATGCTTCTTGTGCATTGTCATAAGCGATGGCGGAACCCTCGTTTTTGACTGGTGCAGAAGCAAAACCTGACAGTTTTGTCTCTTCTTCAAAAGAACGCTCAGAGGTTTCGGTTTCATAAATCTCTTTATGTTCCTCACCATATTTAGCGTACTCCAGACCAAACAAAGCGTTTAAGCCGGGAAGAAGTTCTTTAAGTAGTTGTGCGCGTGAAATTGCCATGGTAATTTACTCCTTACAGGCCAACGTTGTTTAAGAACGAATGGGCACTGGGGTTGAATTTAACCAACACATCAGTATACGCATCGCCGGGAGTGGAAGCAAAGCCCACAATTCGGAAGGCCGCAGCAGTCTGAACCACAGTAGACTCCAAAGCGCTGGTTGAGTTACCAGTCTGGGTTGAACCAGTGCTAGTGCTCTGTACAGCGGCAAAGAAGGTGTTGCT